TGTGTTAGCGCAGCAACACACCTAATTGCTGGCAGCACTGTGTTAGTGTATTAATACAGTAAATATTTGGCAGGGGTGGGTAGGGCCGACGGGCCGCGTGACTGTCACGGGAGGGATCGCAAACAATTTTTATTTTTTTATTATTTGTAGATGCAAAAAAGCCACCCGCATCAAAGCCTGTTGCGTATCTGCGTCCTTTGGATTATTGTACACCCAATGACTTTCTACTCACTGCCATTTACACCAGAGCGGGTGCAAGCCACCGAGTCGCGGCTGGAGTCTATCTACGAAGCTGCCCGCTATGGGCTGAAGGGTGACAGCCTAGCTATGGCGTCCGGCATGACGCCGCGGCAGTTTCGCGTGCTGGCAGAGTCTGACCCGCTGGTGGAGATGGCTGAGATTAAGGGTCGTGCTGACGGCGAGATGACTGCGGCCAAGACCATGTACGAAGCGGCCCGCCACGGCGACGCTAAGGCA